GAGCTCAACGGGCGGATGACAGAGCTCGAAGAGCGCCTGCTGCGGCAGAACGCGCGGCACGAAGGCGACGTGGCCGACAGGCTCGAGGGTGTGGAGAAGAGGATCGCGGCCTGGCCGTGGTCGCCGGCGGGCGGCGGGGAAAAGCCATAGGCGGCGGGCCGGAGCCCGCCGCCCGCCCGCGTCGTGCGGAGGCGGGGGCGTGACGCACGAGGACGAGCTGCGGGTGGCGCTGCTGTGCTTGGCGGCCGAGCTGGTCGGCGATCGGGCGCGCACGGCGGCGGACGAGGTGGCGGCGGCGGCCATGGTGACCGCCGCCGCGCGCGAGCTCTACACGTTCACCCAGGGGTTCCCGCCGATGGCGCCAGGCACGCCGCATAGCTCTCCAGAAGCCAGCGGCGGGTCTCCGCGGCCTGGTCGGGCGGCAGCTTCGAGCGCAGGTCCCGGCCTTCGATCTGGGCCAGGATCATGAGCAGGCGGAACGCCACCTCCTCACGGGTGCCGCTGGCGAGCGCGAGCAGCTCCTTGTGGACGAGCGGATTGGACATGGTTCCTCCGATGGTTGGTCGCACTGCCATCGTAGGGGACGGGCGGGCGCGGTGTCACCGTGCCCGCCCGCGTCGTGCGGAGCCCGGGGGCTCAGAACAGGGCGACGAGGGCGCCGACGATGACGACGGCCGCGGCCAGCATGGCGCCGACCTTGATCACCAGGCGCTGCTCGAGGAGCTGCAGCTCGACGGCGAGGTCGCGGCGCGTGACCAGCTCGCTGGTGACCGCGCGGAGCGCCTCGCTCGCCGCTTTCGCCTGGGGCTCGGTGAAGCCGCCGGCCTGGAGCTTGGCGGCGAAGTCGAGCGTGTCAAAGGGCTGGCTCGCCACGGCGGCTCAGCCGGCACCGCCGCGGGCGGCGACCGCGGCGACGATCGCCCAGACAGCGGCGAGATGCGCGAGCAGCATGACGGCGAGCCCGGCGATCAGCTTCCAGTACAGGACGTCGAGGCCGCGCTTGGAGGCGAAGTCCTCGCGGGCCTCCTGGGCGAAGCCCTGGGCGATGGCGCGCGCCTGCTCGGCCGAGAACTTGCCCTTCTCGGCGAGGTGGTCGGCCAAGCGGAGGGTGTCGATGGTCGTGGCCACGGCGGCGGCTCCGATGGTGGTGACACGTACCCCGACATTATGTCCGGATCGGTGCGGCGTCACAAGGCGGGACACGGAGCCCGGGGCGTGAGCGGCTCAGTCGAGCTTCGTGGTCGCCCAGGCGCGGTGCCGCCTGTCGCTGGTGAGGCGGCGCAGGTAGAGGCGCACGGTGACCCGGCCGCGGCGCCAGCCGGGCGGCAGGGTGACGACGAAGCGGTGCCAGGCGACAGCACCGGGATCGAGGTAGAGGGCCAGCGGCAGGTCCCGGCCGGCGAGCGCCTCGGCCGGCCGCTCGTCGCGGGCGATGCGGCCGCGGCGTGGTGCCACGAGCCGGACGCCGGCGATCTGCCAGCGGGCACGATCGGTGTTGCGGAAGGTGATGCCGAGATGGACCACGGGCGGCGCGCCGGGCTCGGTCGGCGCGCGGCTGAAGTCGCGCTCGAGGAGCACGGGCAGCTCGTTGCGGTTGAACGCCCAGTCGAGAAGGCCCGGCATGACGGCTCCAAGCGCGCTCTCGGCGAGGCCGCGCAGCAGCGCCTGGCCCGCCCAGGAAAGGAATTCCAGCATCGGTTCGCCTCGGATGGTTGTGGTGACCTGGTCTTAGGCGAACCGGCGGGGCGGCGCATCATGGTGCGCCGCCCCGTGTGGCGTGCGGAGGCGGGGGGCGTGAGGTCAGGCGGCATCCCGCGCGGGCAGCGTGAGCCAGAGGCGGGCGCGCCGGCGGTGCCTGGACCACGGCCAAGGGCTGTCGGTCGGGCGCAGCTCGACGACGAGCTCGACCAGGACGCGCTCGCCGGCGGGGAGGCCGGCGACGTCGACGCCGAAGCGCCGCGTGGCGCCCGGCTCGACCAGGCGGGCGAGGCCGTCGGCGTCGCGCTCGGCCTCGTCGTAGGGCATGCCGTTGCCCGGCTGCCGGCCGAGCCAGTCGTAGAGCCCGGCGATGGCGGCGCGGCGCGGCCGGCGCAGGCGGATGGCGGTCACCCGCAGCGGCCGGCGGCCGGGGTTGTCCACGGCGAGCGCGAAGAAGTCGTGGAGCTCCGGCACGCTCCGGGCCTCGGGCTCGTAGCCGAGCACGGCGGCGGGGCCGGTGAGCCGGCGGATGACGGCCCTGGCGGTGACGACGAGGAACGGTGTGGCGGCCATGATCCATCCGGTCGGGTCCTGCGCCAGGAAGCGCAGGACGGCATGGAGGGTCTCCATCGAGCTTCCCCGGGAGTTGTTGGTGACACTCCTCTCCTAGGGGAAAGGCCGGGGCGGCGCATCATGGTGCGCCGCCCCGTGCGGTGCCCGCTCTCAGCGCCGGGCGATGGTGACCCGCGGCTGGTAGACGCGAGTGCGGGGCATGCCGCGCTCGAAGCGGACAGTGACGCAAAGGGAGATCTCGGCCGTCGACGGGGTGATCGGGGCCAGGGCGGCGACGAGCGTGGCGGTGTCGCCGGGCCGGATGCAGAGCGGCGGCTCCGGCGGGCGCGGCGTGGCGGCGTTCGGCAGCATGAGCGGCGGCAAGCCGTCGCCGGTGGGCAGGTGGCGCCAGTCGACGATGTCGGCGCCCGCGGGAGAGCCCGCCTCGACCCGCAGCAGGGTGATCGGCAGCGAGGCGCGATTGCGGCAGATCACGGCGACGGCTTCGAGCCCGGCCTCGTGGGGCGTGGTGGCGTCGGGCTCGTGGCGCAGGTCGATGTCGGGCGGCCGGCGTTGCCGGCGGCGGCCGGCGTGCCAGGCGAGAAGGCCGCCGAGCATCCCGAGGACGGCGACGACGGCGAGGGCGGTTGTGCTCATGGCGTTGATCCAGTCCGGCCGCAGCAGATCGAGCATCGAGCTTCCCCGGGAGTTGTTGGTGACACTCCTCTCCTAGGGGAAAGGCCGGGGCGGCGCATCATGGTGCGCCGCCCCGTGTGGCGTGCGGAGGCGGGGGCGTGACGGCGGAATGGCTGCCGCCGCTGTGGGCGGTCGTGCTGTTCTGGGCTCAGATGCTGGTGGCCTGGATCGCGGCGCTGATCCTGTGGCGTCTGGACCGTCTGATCCGCGTGCTCTGGCACGTGCGGAGCTCGATCGAGATGTCGGCGTTCGAGCTCAGGGAGGCGACGTCGACGGCGAGGAGCGCGGCGCCGCCGGGGCGGACGACCCAGAGCGGTCCGGCGCCGGCCGAGAGATCCCGGGGGACGTCGATTTGAAGGCCGTCGGTCACCGGGAACACGCCGGCGAGGGTGGCGCCGCGCGGTGCCACGACCCGCAATGCGGCAATGGTGAGCATGCGGTTCCGGCTCGGATTGCCGACGCTCAGGAGCAGGCGGTCGACGCCCGGCCGGAGCGGCGTCGTGCCGTCGGACCAGCGGGCGAGGGTGATATCCGGCTGCGTGCGCCTGTCGAGGATGGCGAGCACGGCGGCGAGCGTGGTGGCCACGGCGATGATCCATCCGGTCGGGTCCTGCGCCAGGAAGCGCAGGACGGCATAGAGGGTCTCCATCGAGCTTCCCCGGGAGTTGTTGGTGACACTCCTCTCCTAGGGGAAAGGCCGGGGCGGCGCATCATGGTGCGCCGCCCCGTGCCCGACCGTGACCGGCGAGCCGGGGGGACCGACCCCGGTGAGCCGCGGCCGGCGGGGACGAGCCTCCCCTCCGCCGGCCTTGGCCGGGGCGGCGCGCCTTCTCCTCGCGCCGCCCCGGCCTCGCCTTGCGCCAGGGGCTGCATCGACGAGCGGGCGCGCTGCGCCGCGCTGGGCTGCCGCTGGTACCGGGAGGTTTTCGGGAGGTTTTCAGGCCGGGGGGAAGGGGGCGGCGATGGCCGCCATCAGCTCCCTGAGCACGGCGGCGAGGCGGGCCTCGAGGAGCAGGAGGCGCTGCTCCTGGCGGCTCTCCATGGCGGCGAGCCTGGCGTCGAGGCGCTCCTCGAGGGCGACGAGGTCGGCCTTGCCGGCGGTCTTCGCGGCGAGACCGGCGAGGTGCCGCTCGAGCCGGCCGAGCTGGTCGGCCAGCCGCTCGCCGGCGGCGCCGGCCTTGGTCGTTCCCTGGGTCGTCATCGTCCCGCCATCGTCGATCCTGCCCATCAAGAGCCCGTGGTGCCGAAGGGGGGTGAGCTTAAGGCATCGCGGCGGCGGGGCGTGCAAAGGCCGTCCCGGCGCGCGGTGCGTGCCGCCGTCGCGCTGGGGCGGCCGGGCGCGGGAGGCGGGCGGTGAGGGGGGGCTGGCGGCGCCGCTGGGACGATCCCGAGGACCCCGCGTCGATGACGCGGGAGGCCTGGCTGGTCGAGCTCGGCGAGGGCGAAGACTACGCGACCGAGCTGCGGGATCGCTTCGATCCGGTGGTGGCCGGTGTCCGCCCGTCCTCCATCTGCGCCCTGCTGGCGCGGGATGAGCCGAGCTGCGCCGAAGCTTTCGCCGCGGCGGTGGCCGGATGAGCCATCCCTATGCCAGCGAGCCGGTAGGCGCGACGCGCCGGCGCGACGGGAATCCGCCGCGGCTGGACCGGCAGGCTCAGCCAATGGCGGGGGTGCTGGGGCAGGTGGTCGGCAAGCTCAGGCCGGCGGCGGCACGCGACGAGGGGCCCGCCGCCGAAGCGTCGCCGTCAGCCGGGCTGCAGCCGCGGCGCTACCGCTTGAGCGACCTCGACGGCAAGGGCGCTTACCCGCGGCTGGCGGCGGCGTTGCGCGAACGGCTGGGCGGGCTTGCGCCGCCGGCCCGGCGGGTCGGCCGCGCGGTGCTGGATCTGATCATGAATGGTGACGCGGCCGAGCCGGAGCTGGATCTGGACTACCTGGCGGAGGCGTCCGGCGTGCGCCGCGACCGCGTGCGGGCGCAGGTCAAGCAGGCGGCCGCCGGGCTCGGCTGGACCATCGTCGCCGCGGCCGGCGAGCGGCGCGTGCGCTGGCCGGATGCGCAGCGGGCCAGGTTCTTCCTGCGCAACCGGGCCGAGCGCTGCCGGCGGACGGCGCTCTTGGCCGGGCTGACCTCGAAGCGGCAGAGCCTGGTCCGGCGGTTCGTCGACGTCGATCCCGGCCGGGCGGAGACGGAGCCGCTGCTGGACGGTCTCTGCCGCGACTGGATGGCGGTGCACGGCGCGATCCACACCGAGCGGCAGCGGCTGCAGCTGGCCGGCGTCAATGTCGGCGACGACCCGTTAGACCCGGACGGCAGCGAGGCCGAGAAGCGGAGCGGCAGGCTCGGCCGGACGATGGGCTGTGCCAGGAAGCGGTTGAAGCAGACGGGGCATTACCTCAAGCAGCCGCCGGAGCGGGCGCGTGTGCTCTGGGCCGACAGGCGGGTGCAGCGGGAGATGACGCTGCAGCAGGTCTGGGGCTGGGTGTCGTTCCGCTCGATGCGCGCGCTCCTGCTCGGCTTCCGCCTGCCCGAGGCGGTGCCCGAGCTGCTGCTCGATGCGGCGGCGGTGCGGCGGCGGTCGGCGCGGGCCGAGGTCGCGCGCCAGGACTGGGTGGCACGGCGGCTGGCGGCCGAGGCGGAGGGCGAGGCGGCCGATGCGGCGCTCCTGCCGGTCGAGGTGGAGCGGGCGATCGAGGCGGCGGTCGAGCGCCGCGTCGCAGCGCCGGCGCTGCCGGCGATGCCCTATCCGGGGCGTCGGGAGAAGCGTGCCGCGGCGCCGGTGCCGGAAGAAGAGCACCAGCTGCCGGCGGAGAAGGCGGCGCAGCTGGCGGAGATCGAGGCGGCTTTCGCGGAGCGGCAGCAGGTGCTCCGGCAGGAGGAGCTGGTGCAGCGCGAGCTGGCGCGGCGCCCCGGTGTCGACCCGCCCGACGGCTAGCGCGGGCATTTAGTCGGAGCAGCATAGGATTGCGCGACTGGCGCCACGGGCGAGCTCGGCCCGGCGGCGCCTTTTTTGCGCGCGAGCATGGAACAATGCGGCAACATGCCTCGCTCCTGCGGTTGAATTCGTCATCGATCGGGACGTAAGCGCGGCGGCGGGGCAGCGTCGCCGGCCGCAGTGGCCACGCGGCCGCCTGGCGCGTCAGCCTCGCCCCCCCCAGACGATGACGAGCAAGCCGAAAAAGGCTTTGAGATCAATCGGCGGGAAACGATCCTGGTCCCTGTCCTGGATAACCAGGAGAGGACCGCCCTTTCGAATCCCTCTTAACAGAATCAGAGTCTCTCGCCCTGGCGGCCTTCGGCCGAAAAGGCGCCGGCTGATCGCCGGCAACACGCATCACGGCCTTCGGCCGGCAGGGAGGCCGCTGGCGCGGCCGCTTGGAAGACGAGCGGAGGGGAGCGCGCCGGCGCTCCGGCCGGGCGGTGCCGGGTGCCTCGATCGAGACCCGATGAAGACCCGATGAAGAGGGGCCGGAGCGGGCGGGCTGGCCAGGGCCTCGAAGGCGGGCTATCGGGCAGCGTCGACAATGGCCCGGGCATAGGAATTTGCTCCTAATCGCGTCGTCTGGTATAGGTGCTGGCTGGACCCCTGCCGCCTGGATCGCCGCCGATGACCATTGCCTCGATACCGCGCCGCCCACGGTGGGGCGGATGAGCCCGCCGCGCGGCCCCGAAGGCCGGCCGCTGCTCTCGCTCTTGCCGCCGCCCCCGGCCTGGCGCCCGGCCGTGGCCGGGCTGCCTTTGGACGTGGCGGCGGGGACGGTGCTGGCGCCGGCGGGGCCGCGGCGGCTGCTGCCGCAGGAGCAGGCGGCGCTGGCGGTGCTCCTGACCCGCGAGCTCGGCACGGTGGACCAGCTGATGACGGCCTTGTGGGGCGCCTGGCTGGAGCCGCCGGACAGCGCCGCCTCGGCGCTCCGGGTGGTGATCGCCGGGCTGCGCACCAAGCTCGCCGGCACCGGCGCGCTGGTGCTCAACGTCGTCGGCGTGGGCTACCGCCTGGTGGTGCCCGGCAACGACGACGACCCGCCGCCCGATCATCCATCCAGCTCGAGGATCAGCGCATGAGCGTCCCCGTCTATCGCGGCAATCTCCTGCAGGGCCTGGTCGACCGCTACCGGGCGGCCAAGGCGGCGGCGCGCGAGGCGGCGCGGCAGGAGGCCGAGCTCAAGGACGAGATCCTGGCCGGGATGAAGGGGCGGCAGCGGCTGGTGGTGGGCGATGTCGAGCTGCGCTGCCGCAAGGTGGCGGCGGTGCCGGCGCGGTCGATCACGGCGGCGATGGTGGGCGAGACGATCGGCGGGCGGCGCGGGCACCTGGCGCTGGAGCTGGTGCCGCTGGACGATGAAACCTCTGGTTGATGAACGGTGTCTGAGCGAGACACCGTGCATGACGCTTGTCGTGTGTGTTTTCAGCCGGTTAGTGAGTTCCATGGTTGGGCGCGCGAGTCGGCTGGCTCGCGTCTTGAGCGAGGTGACGATGGGTTATGCGGGGTTGCCGGCGTTCCGCCGGTTCGTGCTCGAGCGCGTCGAGGACGCGACGGGCGTGTCGGGGGTCGGCATCGTGGCGGCGGGGGTCGAGCTGCCCTCCGGGCGCTGCGTCACGCAATGGCGGGCGACCGACGAGGTCGGCCACGGCTCGGTGGTGGTCTACGACAACCTCTTGCAGGTCGTGGCGATCCACGGCCATCAAGGGCGGACCCGGGTGGTCCATCTCGACGACGAGCGGCCGGTGATCGCCGGGCGGCACGACGTGGTGAGCGAGATGCTGGGCATCCTCGACCTCGAACGGGATTTGCACTGATGCGGCCGGGGCTGCGGCGGGCGCTGGCGGCCGGGGCGTTCATCGTCGCCATGCTGGCCGGCTGCGCCGGTGAAGGCGGGCCGCGCTCCGAGGCGCCGCAGCGCCTGGCGCAGGCGGGCGTGCTCTACGTCACCGCCAAGGTGATCACCGCCTCGCCCGACCGGGCGGCCGCCGCGCTCGCCGTCTCGACGGCGGCGCTCGAGGCCTTGGTCCGGGGCGAGCTCGCGACCGTGGCGGCACTCGAAGCCTTCGCCCTGCGCCAGCTCGATCTCGATCGGCTCGAGGCGCCGGAGCGGGTGGCGGCGGAAGAGGTGGTGCGGATCATCGGCGACGAGCTGCGGCGGGTGGCGCTGCGCTCGGTCGAGGGCGAGCATCTCCTGATCGACCGGGCGCGGCGCGAGGCGGGGATCCTGCTCGCCCAGGTGCACACGATCGCGGCCGGGGCGATGGCGCCGGGCAATGCGTCCTAGCCGTCGCCGACGGGGCGGATGATCAGCCGGCCGGCCGGCAGCGGCATCGCGCCGGAGCAGGACTGGACCTCGAGCGACATGGTCGGGTGCCGCCGGCCCGGGCCGGTGCGGATCTTCAGCACCCGGGCGGTGATGACACGCACGCCTTCGTCAAAGGGCCGGCTGGCCGGCCCCGAGTAGACGCGTTCCTCGAGGCTGACGGTCTCGCCGGGTCTGGGGATGGTCGGCATGGCAACTCCTTTGCAGGCGATCGGCTGTTTTGCGCGGCGCTCGCGGCGACAGCTTAGCATCGGCCGCATCTTTCGCTGCTTTTTGGGGTGACATGGCCGACGACACGGGCACTGACGACCTCGAGGCGGCGCTGGCCTTGCTGCCGCCCAGGCGGGCGGCCTTCGTGCGGGCCTATCTCGTGTCCTCGAACGGCACGGCGGCGGCGATCGAGGCCGGATTCGCCGCCGGCTCGGCGCACGTCACGGCGTCCCGTCTGCTTAAGGACGCTAAGGTCAAGGCGGCGATCGCCGCGGCGCAGCGGCCGGCGACCGAGGCGGCGCTCGAGGCGCGGGAGCGGGTGCTGCGGGAGCTCGAGCGCATCGCCTTCTTCGATCCCAGGAAGCTGGCGGGGCTGGGTGCCGGGACGCAGGCGCTGCTCGAGCTCGACGACGACACGGCGGCGGCGCTGGCCTCGGTGAGCTTCGCGGACGGCGAGGTGAGTGCCAAGGCGCACGCCAAGCTGCCGGCGCTGGTGCAGCTCGGCCGGCATCACGGGCTCTTCCGTGATCGCGAGGAGGACCGGGCGGCCGATGCGGCCTCGATCATCGCCGTGCTCGAGGCGGCCAGGCAGCGGGCCAAGGGCCGATGAGCGAGGCGCCGGAGCCGCAGCTGGCCCCCGATCTTCTCCTGGCGGAGGACCTGGCGCGCTTCTTCGCCGATCCCCTGGGCTTTGTTCGCTATGCGTTCACCTGGGGCGCCGGCGAGCTGGTTGAAATCGACGGGCCGGACGTCTGGCAGGCCGAGACCTTCGCCGAGATCGGCGCGATGGCGGCCGAGGGCGTGCCGGTGCGCCAGGCGGTGGCCGCCGGGCACGGCATCGGCAAGGGTGCGTTCTCGGCGATGCTCCTGATCTGGCTGATGGCGACCCGGCCGAACCTCGCCGGCGTGGTGACGGCGAACACCAAGAGCCAGCTGACCGGCAAGACCTGGCGCGAGCTGCAGGTCTGGCACAACCGGCTGATCCCGCCCTTGCGCGCCTGGTTCCGCTGGACGGCGACGCGCTACGAGTGCCGCATGGCACCCAAGACCTGGGGGATCGACGCGGTGCCCTGGTCGGAGAGCCGGTCGGAGGCCTTCGCCGGGCTGCATGCGCGTGACGTCATCGTGCTCTTCGACGAGGCCTCGGCCATCCCGGACATCATCTGGGAAGTCGCCAGCGGGGCGATGACCACGCCTGGGGCGATGTGGGTGGTGCTGGGCAACCCGACCCGCAACACCGGCCGCTTCCATGCGTGCTTCCTCGGCCGCGAGCGGCACCGCTGGCAGAAGCGGCAGATCGACAGCCGCACCTGCCGCTTCGCCGACAAGGCCGAGACGCAGCGCTGGGTCGAGGACTACGGCGAGGACAGCGACTATGTGCGGGTGCGGGTCAGGGGGCAGTTCCCCCGCGCCTCGGCCCGGCAGCTGATCGGCGGCGACGTCGTCCAGGCGGCCCGGGAGCGGCTGGTCGAGCACGACGACGGGGCGCCCTTGATCCTGGGTGTCGATGTCGCCCGCTTCGGCTCGAACAAGAGTGTCCTGGCCTTCCGCCAGGGCCGCGACGCGCGCGGCATCCCCTGGCAGCGCTACCGCGGCCTGCCGGCGACCGAGCTCGCCGACCGCATCGCCGAGGCGATCGAGCGCTTCAAGCCCGATGCGGTGATGATCGACGGCGGCGGGGTCGGCGGGCCGGTGGCGGACATCCTGCGCTCCAGGCGCTTTCGGGTGACCGAGGTCGATTTCGGCGGCAGCTGCCGGGACAAGGCCAAGTACGTCAACCGCCGGGCCGAGATGTGGGCCGAGATGGCCGACTGGATCGAGCAGGCGGCGGTGCCGGACGATGACGATCTTGCGCAGGACCTGACCGCCCCGGAGTACACCTATCACGCCGTGGACGGGCGGCTGATCCTCGAGAGCAAGGATGCCATGGAGCGGCGCGGCCTCGAGAGCCCGGACGAGGGCGACGCCCTGGCGCTGACCTTCGCCGAGCGGGTCGCCAGGAAAGACCTTTCGCCGCGGCTGCGTCGGCCGGCCATCGCCAGGGCCACGAGGCCAGGATCAACACGCGGAGCCTTCGCATGAGCTTTCTCTCGCCCAAGACGCCCAAGCTGCCCGACCCGGTCGAGAAGGCCGAGCCCGACGAGAAGGGCATCGACCAGACGCTCAGAGACCGCGAGCGGCGGCGGCAGGGCTTCGCCGCCTCGCTCTTGACCGGCGGCTCGGGCGGCACCGGCCCGGCGACGGCCACCAAGAAGCTTCTGGGCGGCTGACGGTGGAGACCGACGGCACGGCCAAGCGGCTGCTGGCTGAGCACGAGGAGCTCAAGAGCCAGAGGGTCACGCTCGAGGGGCCTTGGGGCGAGATCGCCCGGCTGGTCCTGCCGAGCCACGACGGTTTCGGCCGGACGACGCCGGTCGAAGCCCCCGATCCCTTCGTCTACGACGACAGCGGCGAGGAGGCGAACCGGCTGCACGCGGCGGTGCTCAACTACCTGCTGACGCCGGACGGGCAGGAGTGGCACGGTCTGGCACCGGCCGAGGAGGCGCTCGAGGACGACCCCGCCATCCTCACCTGGTGCGAGAGTGCGGTCAGGACGCTCTTCAAGCTGCGCTCGCGCTCGGCCTTCGCTTCGCAGATCCACGAGTGCTGGCTCTCGGTCGGCGCCTTCGGCCCCGGGACCATGCTGATCGAGGACCGGGCCGGCTTCGGGCCGCGCTACGAGGCGGTGCCGATGGCCGAGCTCTGGTTCAGCGAAGGGGCGGACGGCACCAAGGACAAGGTGCACCGGCGCTACGAGCTGGCGGCCAGGGTGGCGCTCGGCGTGTTCGGCGAGGCCCTGCCCGAGAAGCTGCAGAAGCTGGCGGCACAGCACCCCGACCGGAAGATCGCCTTTCTGCACGTGGTCGAGCCGAACGACGAACGCGAGCCCGGCCGGCTCGACTTCCGCGGCATGCCGTTCAGGAGCATCCACCTCGCCATCGAGGGTGCTGCGGTGGTGCGGCGGGCCGGCTACCGGACCATGCCCTATGCGGCCGGCCGCTACCTGGTCGCCCCGGGCGAGACCTACGGCCGCTCGCCGGCCTGGTCCTGCCTGCCGACGCTGTCGATGCTGAACACCATGGCGCGCAATCGAATCGTGCAGGACAACCGGCTGGCCAAGCCGCCGTTCCTGGCGGCCGACGACGACATGGGCGAGCCGCTGCTCCTCATGCCGGATGCGATCAATTACGGCTGGCTCGACCGCGACGGCCGGCCCAAGGCCGTGCCGATGCAGTTCCAGCCGGACGGCGGGCGCTTCGAGGCGGCCTACGAGCAGGCCAAGGCGAGGATCGACCGGGCCTTCATGGTCTCGCTCTTCCTCATGCTGCAGTCCAACCCGCAGATGACGGCGACCGAGGTGATGGAGCGCTCGGGCGAGAAGGGCATCGTGCTGGCCCCCATCATGGGCCGGCTGCAGGGCGAGCTGCTCAGGCCGATGATCGACCGAGAGCTCGACATCGCGTTCGCCATGGGCGCCCTGCCGCCGCCGCCGGCGGCACTGGTCGAGAGCGGCGGTCTCAAGGTCACCTACACCTCGCCGCTGGCCAAGCTGGTCGCGGCCGACGAGGGCCGATCGATCATGGAGACGGCGCAGGCCGTGGGGGCGCTGGCCCAGCTCGACCCGTCGGTGCTCGACCGCTTCACCTGGGGCGATAGTGCGGTGCACCTGGCGCGGGGCCTGGGCCTGCCGGCCGAGCTGATCCGCAGCGACCAGGAGGTGGCCCGGATCGCGCAGCAGCGGCAGCAGCAGGCCGATGCCGCCGCCGCCCTCGAGGCCGCGCCCGTGGCGGCGGAGACGGCGAAGACGCTGGCCGACGTCGCGGGGCGGCAGCCGTGACGCCGGAATGGCATCAGAATGACGTCATCAAGCCGGCGAAGAGCCGGGCGCGCCTGGAGCTCGAGCGGGCCTGGGCGGCGCGCTTCCGGGTCGAGGGCGGCGGGCAGCTGCACCCCGAGGGCCTGGCGCTGATCCGCGACCTCTCCCGCTTCTGCTACGGCACGGTGACGACCGCCCGCATGGATGCCGGGGCCCGGGCCGACGGGCTGGCCATGGCGGTGGCCGAGGGCCGGCGCCAGGCGCTGCTGTTCGTGCTCGGCCGGCTCCGCCTCGCCCCGCTCGAAGTACTCCTCCCCGCCAGCGAAGGTGACACGCATGACGACCGCGACCGCAACCCTCGGCGCCGAAGCCGCAACCGATCAGCCAGCCGGCGCAACCGATCAGCCAGCCGGCGCAACCGATCAGCCAGCCGGCGCAACGCCGGCTGACGCTGGCGCAACCGCCGGCCAGACAGATGTAAACCCGACCGACACCGGTGCCGCGGAGCCCCGGGCGCAGCGGGTCGACTGGCTGGGCGATGCGGCCGAGGACCTGCACGCCTTCGCCCGGGCCAACGGCTACAAGGGCCCGGCGGACGCGATCTCGAACGTGCGCGAGCTGCAGAAGTATCTCGGCGCCGACAAGGCCGGCCGCGGCGTGGTGATCCCCAAGGACGCCGACGATGCCGAGGGCTGGCAGCAGCTCTACGCCAGGCTCGGCCGGCCGGAGAGCCCGGAGGGCTACGGCCTGGAGAAGCTGGAAGGTGCGGACCCGGCCTTCGCCGCCGAAGCGGCCAAGACCTTCCACGAGCTCGGCCTCAACGACCGCCAGGCGGCGGCGCTCACCCAGTGGTGGGGCAAGGCCGTCACCGGCCGGGCCGAGGCCGACGAGGGGGCCTATCTGGCCAAGGCCGAAGCGGAGATGGCGGCGCTCAAGAGCGAGTGGGGCCAGCAGGCCTCGGCCAACGAGGAGCTGGCCAGGCGTGGTGCCCGGGCCTTCGGCTTCTCGCCCGAGGAGCTCGACAAGATCGAGCGCTCGGTGGGCACCAAGGCCTTGATGGCGCGTTTCCTCGAGGTGGGCCGGAAGCTCGGCGAGGACACGCTGCCGGCCGGCCGGCAGGGTGCGGCACCGCTGACCAAGGCCGCGGCCGAGGAGCAGATCGCGCAGAAGATGCAGGACAAGGACTTCATGGCCAAGGTCAAGGCCGGCGACGGGGCGGCCAAGCGCGAGATGGATCGGCTGTTCCAGGCCGCCTACCCGTCCTGACGCTCTAACACCGCCGGCCGGCCGGCCGGCTATCCTGGCTCTCGTGGTGGGCAGCGGCGGGCGCCGGTGCGGGGTCTTTCTGGTTCACCCCCGCGCCGGCGCTCCCGTCCATCGGACGCCGGGAGAGACCGGCGGCAGGGCCGGGCCGGAACCGGCAAGCCGGGGTCCGACGGTTGGTGCGGGCAGCCCTCTGGCGATCAGGATCAATCGCGCGCGGCGCCTGACCCCTGGTTGACGGGGGCGGGGTGCCGGCCAGCCTTCGAGGGCACTCCCCATGGACTTCAATATCGAGCAGTGGCGCATCGTCCAGTTCCGCCAGATGCTCGCCCACAACCTGCAGGAGCAGGGCGGCAAGCTGCGCCCGTTCGTCAGCTCCAACACCGGCTACACCGGCAAGTCGGTCTCGCCCGTCAACTACCTGGGCGCGACCAAGGCGCGGAAGGTCACCGAGCGGTTCCGCGAGAACCCGATGATGACCATGACGCACACCCGGCGCTGGGTGAACCCGGTCACCTACGACTGGGGCACGCCGGTCGACGAGATCGACAAGCTCTCGACGGGCATCAGCCCGGAGGGCGAATACATGCGTGCCGGCCTCGAGGCGCTCCGGCGCGCCGAGGACGAGGAATGCCTGAACGCGTTCTTCGGCAAGGCCAAGACCGGCGAGAGCGGCGAGACCACCGAGAACTGGTCCGACAACGGACTGGTCGTCGACGAGAACGAAGGCGGGAACAACAGCGGCCTCAACCATCAAAAGCTGAAGGTGCTCCGGAGCATCTTCACCAAGCTGCACGTCGACCTCGATGCCGAGAGCCCGGTGATCCTCATCACCGAGGAGGAGGAGCTCTCGCTCTTCGGCGAGAACGCCACCACCTCGCTCGACTTCGTCGAGGGCCGGCCGGTCTCGACCGGCAGGCTGCCGCCGCTCTACGGCTTCCGCTTCGTGCGCTTCAGCTCGGCCACGATCGACGCCGTCCCCGGCTTCAAGTCGGGCTCGGTGCGCTCGCTGCCGGTCTGGGTGCCGTCGGGCATGCACATCGGCATCTGGCGCGACGTCTCGGGCAATGTCTGGCCGCTCTCCGAGCGCATGCAGATCCCCTATGTCGGCGCCTGGATGCAGTGCGGTGCGACGCGCCTCGAGAAGGGCCGGGTGCTGAAGGTCAAGGTAAACAACGGCTGATGACGGCTAGGGCCGGGCATAGTCCCGGCCCGCTCCTCGTCTTGCCTCAATCTTCGGAGCGACTTCCATGGCAGTGACCAACCAGGCCTCGGCGCAGGCCTCCATCCAGGCGGGCGATGCCGCCGGCCGGCTGCAGCCGGCCGACATCGGCAACGTCAAGCTCGCCTACTTCAAGCACACCCAGGCGGGCGCCGGCGACGCCGGCTCGACCGTCGACCTGATCCGGCTGCCGGCCGGCCGGGTGCGGGTGATCGGCCACCTCTCGCGGGTCGCCTTCTCGGACTTCGGCGCCAGCCGGACGCTGGATGTCGGCCACAAGGCGGCGGCGCAGCCGGACGGCACGGCGATCGCCGCCGATGCCGACGCCTTCGCCGCGGCGATCGACGTCGCCTCGGCCGGCGGTGCGGCGCTGGGCTCGTTCCTTTTGGCCGAGACGGCCGGCGGGATCGACGTCGTGGCGGCAGTGGCCGGCGGCACCATCCCCGACGGTGCCACGCTCGAGGGCGTCATCGCCTACATGATCGGCTGAGCCGATGACGGCCGCCGGCGCTTCGCTCCCGATCGTCAACGCGGCGCTCGTCTTTTTGGGCGAGCAGCCGCTGATCTCCGAGACGGACGACGTGCCGGCGGCCGACATCGTGCGGGCGCAATGGTCCTTCGTGCGGCGGGCCGAGCTGAGCAGCCACCCCTGGCTCTTCGCCACCCGCCGGGCGTCCCTGGGTGCTTCGGCCGAGCCGCCGGCGTTCGGCTGGGCCCGCGCCTTCCCGCTGCCGGCGGACCACCTCCGCCTCTTGGAGCTGCCCGGCCTCGGCTGGTCCTGGCTGCGGCCGGCCGGCGGCGGCGAGCCCGTCGGGCTGCCGGGGGCCGTGCCCTTCGAGATCGAGGGCGGCGAGATCCTGGTCAATGCCGAGGCACCGCTCGACATCCGCTACGTCGCCGATGCCACCGACCACGCCAAGTGGCACCCGCTCTTCGCCGAGGCCATGGCCTACCGCCTGGCGATGATCCTGGCCGAAGCCGTGACGCAGTCCACCGCCCGCTACGAGAAGGCAGCGGTCGAGCACGACCGGGCGGTCGCCCGGGCGAAGCGGGTCAACGCCATCCAGAAGCCGCCCCGGCTGCTGGTCCCCGTCTCGCCCTGGATCGACGCCCGCCACCGCATGGCGCGCTGACATGGCGCGGGCCTCGCATTTCCTGCCGGCCTTGAACGGCGGCGAGCTGTCGCCGCTGCTGATGGCGCGCATCGACCTCGCCAGGCACGGCACCGCCTGTGCCCGGCTCGAGAACCTCCTGCCGCTGCCCGAGGGGCCGGTGACCCGGCGCCCCGGCAGCGAGATGCTGGGCTGGACGGCAAGGGGCGACGGCAGCTCGTGGCTCAGGCGCTTCGTCTTCGGCCCGAAGGACGCGGCGATCCTCGAGCTGGCGCACCAGACGCTGCGCTTCTGGGCCAAGGGCGGGCTGATCCTCGACCCCGACGCCGAGCCCCCCGTGCCGCTGCAGATGTTGACGCCGTGGAGCGCCGCCGATCTCGGCGGCGGCGACGGCATCCTCCGGCTCACCACGGCGCAGGCCAGGGACCGGCTCTGGCTCGCCGGCGCCGGCAAGCCGCCGATGCTGCTCGAGCGGCGCGGCGCCGCCGACTGGCAGCTGCTCGCCTTCGACCCCGAGGACGGGCCCTTTGCGCCCGAGAACAAGAACGACGCCATCCGCCTCAAGGCCTCGGCCGTGAGCGGTGATGCCGTCACCATCGACGCGCTCGGCGGCGCCGAGGTCTTCACCGCCGCGCACCAGGGCCGGCTGATCCGCCTCTTCGCCCGCGACCTCTCGGCGATCCGCGCCTGGGAAGCGCAGATGGAAAACGTCGCCGTCGGCGAGCTCCGGCGCGTCGAGCGCCGCGTCTACGAAGCTGTTGAGACGCCCAAGGGCATCAGCGGCACCGTCATCCCGACCCACACGCGCGGCGAGGAATGGGATTCGGGCGGCACCTTCCGCTCGCCCTCGACCGGCGACAAGATCAGCGGCGCCGGGATCAAGTGGCGCTTCCTGCACCCCGGCTACGGCCTCGGCCGGATCACCGCCGTGGCGGGCCCGTCGCAGGCGACGATCGAGGTGATCGACCGGCTGCCCGAGAGCATCGTCGACGACGAGGGCGCCACCGAGCGCTGGCAGCTCTCGGCCTGGGACGACGCGGCGGGCTGGCCCGAGGCCGTCGGCTTCGCCTTCGACCGGCTGGTGATGGCCAGGGGCAACCGCGTCTGGTTCAGCCGCACCGACGACTTCTTCAGCTTCGCCGACCGCAGCTTCGGCGAGGTCCTGGCCGACGACGCCCTCTCGATCACGCTCACCGGCCCCGAGATCACCAATGTCCGCTGGCTGCAGGAGACCTCGTCGGGCCTCGTCGTCGGCACCGACGGCGGCGAGGTTCTGGTCACCAAGCCGAACACCTCGGAGGTCTTCGGGGCGGCGACCGATGCCACCCGCAACGTCCAGGCCCGGCAGCACACCAGCTACGGCGCCTCGCGGGTCCGGCCGGTGCTGGCGCACGGCCGCACGCTGATGGTGCAGGCCTCGGGCAGCAAGGTGCGCGAGCTCGAGGAGCGGATCGAGACCGGCCGGCTCTCCGGCTTCGACATGGGCGTCTTCGCCGGCCACATGCTCCGCCCCGGCGTGGTCTGGACCGCCTGGCAGGGCGAGCCCGACGGCATCCTCTGGCATGGTCTCGCCGACGGCAGCATGGTGAGCCTGACCTACCTGCCCGAGCAGGAAATCATCGCCTGGGCGCGGCACCGCATCGGCGGGCCGGGGGCGGTCGTCGAATGGGGCGAGACCATGCCGACAGACGACGGCAACGCCGCCGAGCTCTGGCTCGTGGTGCGCCGCAGCATCGACAACGTCGTCGAGCGCACGATCGAGCGGCTGGCCCCCCGCTGGCGCGACGGCGCCGGCCTCGGGCCCGCCGCCAGCCGGCATCTCGACGGCATGCTGGTCTATCAGGGGCAGCCCGTGAGCAGCGTCTCGGGCGCGGATCACCTGGCCGGCCAGACGGTTTCGGCCCTGCTCGACGGCTTCGTGGCCGAGCGCCTGGCCGTGGCTCCCGACGGCAGCGCCGCTCTGCCCTTCGCCGCCTCGACCGTGGTCCTCGGCCATCCCTATGAGAGCGGGGTCGTGCTGCTCGTGCCCAATGCCGGCGGCATGGACGGGCCGGGCATCGGCAAGAAGCGGCGGGCGAGGAAGCTGGTGCTCACCCTGGTCGAGAGCGCCGACCGCTTCAAGGCGGGGGTGCACGGCCGGCTCCGGCGGGTCGACACCCGTGCCGGTGCCCTGCCGGCCGACCAGCCCGCCCCGCTGGTCTCCGACGATGTCGAGCTGATGCTCGATCTCGGCTGGAAGGAGCGGCCGAAGATCGAGATCGCCGTGGACGGGCCGCTGCCCTTCACGCTGGCCGCCGTCATGCAGAAGCTGGACCTCAACGAATGAGCCGTCTCACGATCCGGTCCCGCCTCGTCGTCCGGCCGATGCGGCCGGAAGACCTCGCCGCCATCGCCGTGCAGGAAGCGCAGGCCGCGATCGGCCCCGAGCTGACGCCGGAGACCGGGGCAGCGCTCCAGGCCGCCGGCGTCGGCTTCACCGGCCTGGTCGACGGCCGTCCGGTGGCGATCGCCGGCGTCATCCTCTCCATGGGCGCCCCGGCCATCGCCTGGGCGGTGCTGGCCGAGACCGCCGGGCGCTGGCTCACGCCCTTGACCCGGGCCATCCGCCGCTTCCTCGACGGCTTCGGCAAGGCGATCGAGACCGGCGTGGCCAAGGGCTTCGCCGCCGGCGAGCGCTGGGCGCGGCTCCTGGGCTTCCGGCCGACGGGAGCGCCCGTGCGCTGGGGCGCGGCGAACGAAGACACCTGGCGGCGCGAGCCGCCCGATCGGGAGGCCCGCTGATGGGGCTCGAGACGGCCTTGATCGCCGGGGCAGTCGCCTCGACCGCGGCGGCGGCGACCAGCGGTGTCGCCGCCTTCAGCCAGGCCAAGGCGCAGGAAGCGGCAGCCGAGTTCGACGCCGGCATGGCCGAGCAGAACGCCCGGACGACGCGGCAGGAGACCGCGACGGCCGAGGAGCAGGAGCGGCGGCGCTCGCGCCTCACCCTCTCGGCCCAGCGCTCGACCGCGGCGGCCAGGGGGCTCGACCTCGCCGGCTCCTCGGCCTGGGACCTCTACCGCCAGAGCGCCATCGATGCCGAGGCCGATGCGCTCGAGCTCAGGCGCAAGGGTGAGAGCCAGGCCCGCGGCCTCGATGCCAGGGCGGCCGGCAGCACATTCGCCGCCAAGCAGGCCAGGACCGCCGGCCGCATCGGCATCGGCGCCTCGCTGCTCTCGACCGGGGCGGCCGCGGCCGGCGGCGTCGGCGACTATCGCCTCGGCATGATGGGGCGGTCCTCGATCAATTCGGGCCGCGGCTGATGGCGCGGGTGCTCGAGCGGCGCATCGACCCCTTCACCGGCGGCGTCCAGGCGCAGCTGCCGGCCGTCTCCGGCATCGCCCAGGGGCTGGGCCAGCTGGCCGAGGGCCTGGACCGGGCCGGCGGCGCCTCGCGGCGCCTGGCAGAGGCGGAGGCCAGGCGGCTCGACCTGCAGGGCCGGGCCTTCGACGACAAGGCGGCCGCCACCCTCGAGGCCGACGCCAGGGCCAGGCTCAGGGAGCTGCAGGCCGAGGCACCCGCCGGCGGCATCGGCGTGAAGGCCGCCTTCGAAGACTGGTACGACGAACGCCGCACCGCCGTGCTGGCCGAAGCACCGCAGGGCTACGACCAGTCCAGCCTGACCCGGGCGCTGGACGGGCTGCGGCTCGGCCTCGCCGACCAGGCCGACCGCTTCGAGCGCCAGGCCATGGTCGAGCACAAGGTGGGGCAGCACAAGGACGCGCTCGCCGCCCGGCGGCGCATGGTGCTTTCCGACCCCGGCCTCTTCGACCGCGCGGTCGAGCAGACCCGAGGGGCGATGGCGGACCTGCCGCTGCCGGACGACGTCAAGGCCAAGCTCGAGCGCGAGGCCCTGGGCGACCTCGAGGGCGACCGCATCGACGGTCTGATCCTCGCCGACCCGCGCACCGCGCTCGCCGATCTCGCCCGTGGCGCCGCACCGCATCTCGACCCCGATCGCCGCGCCCGGCTCTGGCACCAGGCCCGGGCGGCGGTCGAGCGCGACGACCAGCGCATCGCGCTCGAGCGCGAGCGGGCGGCGATCCGCGACGGCGAGAGCCTGGCCGAGACGATCTTCGCCCTCGGCACCGACGGCCCCGGCGGCGGCGGG